TTAGCCCGCCTTTCGGATCGCATCGTAGACGGCGAACGGGGTCGCCGGCATGTCGATATGGGCGATGCGATGCGAGCGCCACAAGGCGTCGGCGATGGCGTTCATCACAGCCGGCGTCGAGCCGATGGAGCCGGCTTCGCCGGCGCCCTTCAAACCCATCGGGTTGGTGTTTGAGGGAATGTTGCGGGTCTCGAAATCGAAAGCGGGAAAATTGTCGGCGCGCGGCATGTTGTAGTCCATGAAACTGGCGGTCAGGAGCTGGCCGTTCTCGTCGAACATGGCCTTTTCGGTCAGAGCCTGGCCAGCGCCTTGCGCGATGCCGCCGTGCACCTGTCCCGCCAGCAGAAGCGGGTTGAGGGTGAAGCCGAAATCGTCGACGACGGTGTAGCGCAACAGCGAAACCACGCCGGTCTCCGGGTCGATCTCCACCTCGCACGCGTGCGTCCCGTTGGGATAGGTCGCATTCGGCGGTACGAATTCTTCTATCGCCTTGAGCTTGTCGGCGGTCGCCTGCGGCAGCGCGGCGACATCGGCGAGATCGATTGCGCGGTCGGTGCCGGCGATGCGAACCTTGCCTTCGGAAATTTCGAGATCGGCGACGGCGGCTTCGAGCTTGTCCGCCGCAAGCTCCTTGATTGACGCGGCGAGTTTAGCTGATGCCCGACCCACCATCACCGCGCCCACGGGAATGGAGCGCGAGCCGCCCGTCCCGTTGCCGGTTGGCACCGTCTTCGTGTCGCCCTGGATGACCCGGATGCGCTCCAACGGGAGATCGAATTGTTCCGAGACGACCTGGGCGTATGCCGTTTCGTGGCCCTGGCCGGTCGATTGCGTGCCGATGGCGACGGTCAGCGAGCCGTCCTTCTCCAACCGGACGGAGCCTTCCTCGCCCTCGCCCCAGGCCGTACACTCGATGTAACTTGCAAACCCGAAACCGCGCGCCTTGCCTTCGCGCTTGGACGCCTCGGCGCGCGCGGCAAAGCCGGCGCGGTCGGCCTTTTCCAGGCAGGCGCGCATGGCGCCCTCGAAATCGCCGACGTCATAGTCTCGGTTGGTAAGCGTATGAAAGGGCATCTGCGCTTGTTTGATGAAGTTGCGCGCGCGGATTTCGGCGGGATCGAGGTTCATTTCGCGCGCGCAGACGTCGACCAGCCGCTCCAGCACATAGGCCGCTTCCGGGCGGCCGGCGCCGCGATAGGCGTCGACCGGAACGGTGTGGGTGTAGACGCCGCGCACGCGCGCGTGCAGCGCGCCGATGTCGTAGGTCCCCGACGCCATCGAGGCGCCTAGCCACGGGATATAGGGCGCGAACATGCTGAGATAGGCGCCGAGATTGCCCAGGATGTCGACGTGCAGCGCCAGGAACTTGCCGTTCTCGTCCATCGCCATTTCGGCGGTCGTGATGTTGTCGCGGCCCTGCGCGTCGCCGAGGAAATGCTCGGTGCGGTCGCCGGCCCACGACACGGATTCGCCGAGGCGGCGCGCGGCTTCCACGACGAGCGGGTACTCGCGGTACATCATGTTCTTTGTCCCGAAACCGCCGCCTACATCCCTGGTGACGACGCGCAAGCTCTCTGGCGGCATTTTCAGGATGTTGTCGCAGAGCAGCGTCTTGACGATGTGCACGCCCTGGCTGCCAAGCTCCAACGTGATTTCGCCGGTCGCTTTGTCTACGTCGGCGCGCGCCGCGCGCGGCTCCATGTAATTGGCGACGACGCGCGGATTGACGATCTTGACGCGCGCCTTGCGAGGAGCTGTTGCAAACACCGCGTCAGTCTTGGCCTTGTCGCCCACAGCCGTGTCATAGGCGATGTTCCCGGGCGCGCCGGCGAACACCAGAGCCGCGCCGGGGCTCGCGGCCGCCTCCATATCGACAACCGCCGGCAGGCCCTCCCAGTTCACCGCGACGGCCTCGGCGGCGTCGCGGGCGCTGGCGAGGCTGTCGGCGACGACCATGGCGACGATATCGCCGACGTGGTCGACGACGCCTTCGGCCATCACTGGATAGGGTTTGAGCGGGGTTTGCGAGCCGTCGGCGTTCTCGACCGGCGCGAGACAGGGCAGACCGCCGAGTTCGGCAAAATCCTTGGCCGTGTAGACGGCGCGAACGCCCGGCATGGCGCGAACTTCCGCGAGATCGCCGATTGCGAAACGGGCGTGGCCGTAGGGGCTCCGCACGAAGGCGGCGCGCAACGCGCTCCCCTCGCAAGCGTCGGTCGCAAAGCGTCCATGCCCCGAGATCAGCCGCACGTCTTCGATTCGCTTGACGCTCTGGCCCGCGCCGAATTTTCTTACGCTCATTCCCAAACCTCCGCTCCGACCGAACCTAGCGGTTCGACCGAATTTCGACACCAAATCTGCTTGGCTTTGGCCTGATTGGTCAAGGGTTCGTTAACACGTCGCCGCGACAATCGCAGTAACGAATTCTTCGGATTTTCACCATGAGCGACGCGGCGGGATCTGACGACCAGATTTCCAATCAAGAACCCAAGCCCGGAGCGAGCGCGCCCTTGGGACTGCCGGCGCGCGCCGAGGTGGAACGCCCGCAAAATCCCGAGCCTGCCGAGTGCGCGTTGATAAGCTATTATCGCCCCGCTTCGGACGAAAGGCCGTTCTTCGCCGACGAAGGCATTCCGAACTACGCTGCGCGTGAGGACATCCCGGTGGAGCCGCAAAGCGTCCGCGCGCCGCGCGATTGGCGGCGGCTGCGGGCGGCGGCGAGCCTCGCAGCGGTCGTCGCCATCGCCGGCGTCGCGGCCGCCGAGCATGTCCATGTGCTACGCGTCGCTCGGGCCGATCAGGCGCAGACCCATGCCCTGGCGCATCGGCTCGACGCGATGACGACTCGGCTCGAATCGCTGGAATCGAACCGCTCGCGCGACGAACTCGCGAGCCTCCGAAAGGTTCTGGCCGAGATCAAGTCGAGCGCGGCGAGCACCCGCGACGTCGGCGGCGCGGTCGGCCAACTCGCCTCCCGCGTCGACAAGCTGGAGAAAGACCAGGGCGCGCGGCTCGACAAGCTCGGCGACCGCATCGACCACGACGCCGCCGCACGCCTTTCCGACATCACCGCCCGGCTCGACAGGCTAGAGGCGAAGGCGTCCGCGCCTGTTGTCGCCGCAGTGGCGGCCAAGGCCGTTCCGGCGTCCAAGCCGGCCGCCGCCAAAGCGGACCCGGGCGTCTCCTACGAGGCGACGGGCGCAATCGACCGGGCGCCGGTCCGGCTACGCCGGTTCTCGCTGGCGGAGATCCACAATGGCTATGCGATGATCGAAAGCCCAGCAGGCGAATTCGTCGTGGCGCCGGGCGACGTCGTGCCCGGGGGTGGCGGACGCGTGCTTCGCATCGAGCGGCATGGGCGCGACTGGGTGGTGATTACGACGCAAGGGCAGATCGTCGCCTCAGACAATTGACGAACGGGCGGCGGCGCGCAATGTGCTGACAACGCTTAGGTTTACGTAGGATATAAGTCTTCGCGACGGACAAATTCTTGCGCGATGCCGCCGTCTACGGCATAGTGTGTGAGGTTGGCGGCGACGGGCGATTTGATCGTCCGGCCCGATTCCTCATCCTGGAAAATCACAACTATGGCGACTGTCGAAGAGCCGGCGCGTAAGCGCACGCGCGTCTCCCGCGGTCCCGCCCTGCTCGCCGCGATGATTCACGGCGCGAGCCTCAGCGAGATCGCAGAAACCGAAGCCCTCAAACCGGAGAAAGTCGAGCGGCTGATCCGCAACGAATTGCGAAAGCGCTGGACCGCGCCGGCGCAAGACTACGCGCGGCTGCAAATCGCGCGGCTCGAAGCGATCGCCTCGCAGTTAAAGACCAAATCGCAAGGCGGCGATCTCCCGGCTATCGACCGGCTCCTGAAAGTGCTGGACCGGCTCGACCGCTATCACGGCTTCACCAAACTCGCAGCGCCCTCAACGTCCTCAGGCGAGGACGTGCGCGCCAAACTGATCGTCAAAATGGAGCAGGCGGCGAGCAAGCCGCCGCGTGACGCATGACGCGCCGGAAAAACCGTGCGACCCCGCGACCGTTGAAGGCGCTATTCGAGGAACTCGTCGGGCTTGAAGCGGCCGAGCGCGCTCGACGGATCGCCGACCTTCAACTCACACAGGAAGAGGCGGCCCAGATTTATTACGATTGGTCGCTGTGGGCGCGCCCGGAGCAGCAGACGCCGCAGGGCGATTGGATCTACTGGCTGATATTGGCCGGGCGCGGCGCCGGCAAGACGCGCGCCGGGGCCGAAACGGTGCGGGCATGGGCGCGCGACCACGGCATCGTCAATTTGATTGGCGCGACCCGGCACGACGCGCGCGAAATCATGGTGACGGGCGAATCCGGGGTGTTGGCGGTCTGTCCGCCCGAGGAGCGACCGCGCTTTCTGCGCGCATCCGAGCGGCTCGAATGGCCGAACGGAGCGATCAGTCAGATATTTTCGGCCGAGGAGCCGGATCGACTGCGCGGCAAACAGCACGAAAAGCTTTGGCTCGACGAGCTGGCCGCATGGCGCGACCCCGACGCCTTCGATCAGGCGATGCTGGGATTGCGCCTGGGCGACAGACCGCAGGCTGTGATCACCACCACGCCGCGGCCAACCAAACTCATCAAGCAATTGATCGACAGCCCCGACGCGGTCGTCACGCGCGGCTCGACGTTCGACAATGCGCGGTTTCTGGCGGCCGGGTTCATCGAGCGCATCACGGCGCGGTTCGAGGGCCGGACGCTCGGGCGGCAGGAATTGTACGCCGAGATCGTAGAAGAGACGCCGGGCGCGCTGTGGACGCGCGCGCTCATCGAGCGCCAGAGATTGCCCAAGGACGGGAAGCCCCGGGAATATGCCGAGATCGTTATTGGCGTCGATCCGCCGGCGCGCTCGGGCGCAAAGGCGGACGAATGCGGCATCGTCGCGGTCGGACGGACGGCGCCAGGGATCATCCATGTGCTGGCCGATCTCACAAGCCAGGGCGAGACGCCGGGCGAATGGTCAGCGCGGGTCGTCGCGACGTTCCGCCAGTTCGCCGCCAATCGCGTGGTGGCCGAGATCAACAACGGCGGCGAGATGGTGACGCAAGTGCTGCGACAGAACGATCCCAATTTGCCGGTGCGGACCGTCACCGCGACGCGCGGGAAATTCTTGCGCGCCGAGCCGATCGCGGCGGCCTATGAGCGCGGAGTGGTTTTTCATCTCGGCGTGTTCGACAAGCTTGAGGATCAGCTTTGTTCGCTGACCTCCGATTTCGACGCGCGAGCCTCAGGTTATTCGCCCGATAGGGCCGACGCGTTGGTGTGGGCGATCGCCGATCTCATATCGCCGCGAGGGGCGACGCCAAGCGACATGCTGCAATTCTATGCGCGAGAGATGAACGGCGCCTGAGGTCTAACGCTTGCGCTCGGGCATTTCGATGGCGTGCAGCATTTCGCCGAGTTTGCGGTGGAACTCGGCGGCGGTGAATTGGGCGTTGAACACGGCCGTCTTGTCGTTGAGCGGCGCCGGACATTGCGCCACCGGATGGGCGACGCCGCGCGCGCGGAGCAGCGTCTCGAAATCCGCCTCCAGACGCTCGCGACCGCGAGCGGCGGCGATAACGTTGCCGATCCAGACGTCGCGTCCGGATTCGGCGACGCAAAACGTCCAGCCCGCCCGCGCCGGCGCGGCGGCGAGGGCGGCAAGAACAACCAACGCCAACCGCATCGCGTTTTCCTTTGCCACGCTTAGCCAGCCGCAAGCGCGGGGGCAAGACGCCGCGAGAACAAATATAGAACTTTTTCTTGACCGCGTACGCCGTTGCCGATAATATCGGCTACATTGGAAGTGATGCGGCCGATGTTTTCGGAGGCCGCTTGCTCAAACCCCTCCTCCCTTGATCCGACTGCGCGTGACCCTGGCCGCCCAACCAGGCGCTCGCGCATTTTCGCCTGGAGTCGCGATGCCTTCGCTCGAACTGTTCCTGCCTTTGACCAAAGTGGACATCGACAAGCGCACGGTTCATGGCGTCGCCACCGCCGAGGCGCCGGATCGCGCTGGCGAGGTCTGCGACTACGCCAGCACGAAGCCTTATTTCGAGGCCTGGTCGGCGCAAGCCCGCAGCGCGAGCGGCGGAAAGTCGCTGGGCGCGGTGCGGGCGATGCACGCGCGCGTCGCCGCCGGAAAGCTCACCGACATCGCCTTCGACGACGAAGGCAAGCGCATTCTGGTGGCCGCCAAGATCGTAGACGACGACGAATGGGAGAAGGTCCTGGAAGGGGTCTACACTGGCTTCAGCCAGGGCGGGCGCTATGTGAAGCGCTGGACCGATCCCGAGACGGGGCTGATGCGCTACACCGCCAACCCTGTCGAGATTTCGCTGGTCGATGTGCCGTGTCTGCCGGGCGCAACCTTTCAGGTGGTGAAGGACGGAATCGTCGAAGAGCGCGCCTTCGTCGCCTACCTATCGGAATCGTCAGCGCCGGAGCCGGCGGCGGCCCCGCCGCCTCCTCAACCGCCGCAGGCCCTCCCCTCCCAGGCGCTGGCGAAGGCCCCGCGCCCGATTTCGAGCGCGGCCGACAAATTGGAGAAGGCGGTTGAGGAGAACTCCGCCTTGCGCGCGGCGCTCGGCCTCGTGACGCCGCAACTCGACGCGCTGGCGAAGCGCGTGGCGACGCTGGAGGCGCAGCCCTTGCCGGCCCGCGCCGCATTGCGCGCGGCCTCGCGCGAATGGGACGGCGCCGCCGCGCCGCTCGTTGGCGGCGTGGAGGCCGCCATCAAGGCCCTGAGCGAACTTCCAGAGAAAGAGCGCACGATGGCGCTGATGAAGGTGAGCCTGGCGAACCCGACGGCGCCGAGGTTTTGAGGGGCTGGGTTCAGTCCGCGACCACATTTCAACAAGACTGCGCGCCTCAGGCGAACTGGCCTACACGAAGACGACCTAACGGCATTCGTCGCCGTGACACGATCTCAGGCGAGCGATTTCTCGCTTGAATCCGACCAAACCATCCGGCTCGCCGCACCGCGACCTAACGCCCTCCAAGCCCACGAACCCGCTTTCGGCTCCCTCCCGCGTCGCCGCCCCGCTGGCCTGTCGTGGCGCTCCGCAACACTTCCCGCCCTTGCGGCGAACCGCCGCGTCTCCTGACGCACCGTATCCTCATGTCACAGGAACCCCGCATGACCCTCGCCGCCACAACGCAAGAGACACTCGAACTGATGAAAGCGTCGCTCGCCAAAAACGTCACGATCTCGACAGGCTTGACCGCCTACGATCTTCAGGCGCCGGCCAAGAACCTCTATCCGGTGATCACACCGCTGCGCAATTCGCTGCCGCGCGTTCAGCGTCAGTTTCCCGGCGACGCCGCACGCTGGCGCACGATCTTGTCTGTCGCCGGCTCCGGCTTCGATGCAATGGGCTGGATTCCCGAAGGCCAGCGCTCGGCCAGCATGAGCTATACGGCGACGCCGATGGTCGCGCCTTATGTGACGCTCGGCGAGGAAGACACGGTGACGTTTGAAGCCGAGGCCGCCGCGCAGGGTTTTGAGGACATCAACTCGACCGCGACGCTCCGTCTGTTGCAAAAAACCATGCGCAAGGAGGAGCACGCGCTGCTCGGCGGCAATGTCTCCGTCGCGCTCGGCGCGCCTTCGACCCCGGTGCTTTCCGCAGCGGGAACGGGCGCCACGCTTCCGGCCGCCACCTATTCGGTGATTGTCGTCGCGCTGACCTTTGAAGGTTACAGCAATTCCTCGCAAAGCGGCGGCGTCGCGACGTCGAAGACCATCACCGGCAACGACGGCAACACCTACACGCTGAGCGGCGGCTCCTCCGGCCGCAGCGCCAACGCCACGCAGGCCGTGACGCTCGGACAGACTTTGTCGGCGACCGTTTCGTTGGTCAACGGCGCGGTCGCCTATGCCTGGTTCGTCGGCGCAGCCGGCTCGGAATCGTTGCAGGCGATCACCACGCTCAACAGCGCCACTTTCGCCGCGCCGCTGTCGACCGGCCAGCAACTCGCCAGCACGATCATCGCCGACAATTCGCGCAACACTGGTCTCGCCTTCGACGGGCTGCTCAGTGTCGCCTTCAATCCCGCCAACAGCGCCTATGTGCAGTCGTTGGCCACGGGCGCGGCGGGCACGGGCTCGTTCCTGACCTCGTCCGGGCGCGGGTCGGTGGTCGAGATCGACAACATGCTGATGTCGATGTGGAACAATTACCGCATCTCGCCGACCGTGCTCTATGTGAATACCCAGGAACAGCGCAACATCACCGCCAAATGCCTGACCGCCGCCTCTGGGCCGCTGCTGCGCTACAACGTGGAGGCCAACGGCGACACGAGCCTGCCATACGGCATCACGGCGAACGGCGTCGTGCGCTGGTACTACAACCCGTTCAGCGTCGATGGCGGGTTCGACATTCCGATCCGGGTTCATCCCGATCTGCCGCCGGGCACCATTCTGGCTTTCGCCGAGCGGCTGCCGGTCTGGTATCAATCCAACCAGGTTCCGAATGTCGCCGAAGTGATGACGCGGCGCGACTACTACCGCATCGATTGGCCGCTGCGCACCCGTCGTCGCGAATACGGCGTCTACACGGAAGAAGTGCTGGCGGTCTATGCGCCGTTCGGCGTTGGCGTGCTGACCAACATCGGCAACGGCTAAGTGCGACGGCGCTTCTCTGAAGACGCGGAGCCGCGATGTCTGCTTACGACCTCACAAATGTCGCCAGCGTGAAGGCGTGGCTGGGCTTGCCTAGCACGCCGACGCCGAGCGACGCGACGCTCGCCGGACTTGTCGTCGCGGCCAGCCGGACGATCTACGCCGCGTTGAGCCGGACGTCGCTGCTTCCGCAAAATTATATCGAAACGATCGACCTCGAAAGCGATCGCGTCTATCTCACGAATTGGCCTGTGCAGCAGGTGAACTCGGTCATTCTCGATGGACTCGCCGTGCCGGCCGCCCTGCCCGCGAGCGCACCGCCCTCGCTCGGTTATTTGCTGCAACCAGGAGACGTCGCCCCGCCGGGGCGGCCGCAGGCGCTCGACATCTTCGGGCGCCGATTTCATCGGCGCCGGCAGAACCTGGTTGTCGCCTATCAGGCCGGCTATGCTGTCGAAGGCGAGGCGTGGATGGCGCCGGCCGCGGCGCCTTACCTCCTCACCGCCTCGGCGCCGTTCGGCGCCTGGGCGCGCGATCTCGGCGTCGTCTATGCTGGTTCCGGGGCGGCGCTTCATGCGGTGACCGGCGCGCCGGGCGCGGGGCAATATTCGGTCGCCGCCGGCGTCTATCTGTTCAACGCGGCGGATTCAGGCGTGGCGTTGTCGCTATCTTACGGATTCGTGCCGCAGGATTTAGCGCAGGCCGCCACCGAACTCGCCGCCGACCGGTTTCGCGCCGCCGATCGCATCGGCCTACGCTCGAAATCGCTGGGCGGCCAGGAGACGATCGCCTACGATTTGACGGGCCTGTCGGCGGCGGTGGAAGCGCTGATCGCGCCCTATCGGCGGACGGCGTTCTGATGTTCGCCAATCTTTCCGGCATCGAGGCGCTCGACGCGCGACTGGCGGGCTTGCCTGCCGATATGTCGGCGCGGCTCGAAGCGAAGGCGCGCGATCTCGCGGCTAACCTCGCCGCCAAGGTGCGCGACGAGAAGCTCTCGGGGCAAACGCTCCAATCGAAGTCGGGCGCACTGAAAGCCTCGATCGTCGCCGACGTACGCGTTGACGACGGGATGGTGACGGCGACGGTCGGGTCGAACGGCGACGTCAAATACGCCGCGATCCAGGAATATGGCGGCCGCACCTCGGCGCACGAGATCCTGCCTGACAAGGCGCGGGCGCTGGCGTTCATCGGCGGCGGCGGCTTGCGGTTCGCGCGGCGGGTCGAGCATCCCGGCTCGACGATTCCCGCGCACGCCTATCTCGCGTCGAGCCTTGAGGACTCGCGCGACGAGATCGTCGCAGAACTCTCGAACGCAGCCACGGAGGCCTGGAACGCATGAGCCGAGAGGCCGCCTTTTCCGCGCTGTTCCAGAGAGTCTCGGCCGCCTACGCCTGGGGCGTCGTCTCGCGGCGCATCAAATTGTGGAGCGAAGTGCCGGCGCAGCTGCGGCCGGCCTTGTTCCAACTGGAGTCGGGGCCGGAAACCTACCAGTGGACTTCGCTGGCGGCGCCAAGGCGCACGTTCGAGGCCAAGCTGTTTCTCTATTTCGACGCGCGCGATCCCTCCAAGCCGGGCGCCTCCGCGATCAACGAAGCGCTCGACGCGCTCGACGCGGCGCTGGCGCCGCGCCGGCTCGACGACGCGCGCGGGCGGCAGACGCTGGGCGGCGCCGTCTACGATTGCAAGATTATCGGCGTCCCCGTGCGCGACACCGGCGACCTCGACGGCGACGGACTGGCGGTGGTGAGCGTGCGGCTGGTTGGCCCGTAAACCTTCGCGCCCAAACTCATAAGGACATACTCATGCCTTCAGAGGGCGTCGAAACGCCGATTCCCGCCAGCGTGTTTGCGCGCCTGGCCGCCGCGACCCGGTTCGTCATCAGCGGCGCCGGGCCGGAAAGCTGGTTCGGGCCGCAACAACCCCTGGTTCCGCAGGCGCCGCCGGAGGTCAAGGGGCGGCAGTGGGATTATCCGTTTGGCGTCAACATCAATTATACGCCGCGCGCCGACAGCGCGCTGTCGTTCGCGGAGCTGCGGCTGCTCGCCGACGCGCTGCCGCTGCTGCGCGCGGTGATCGAGACGCGCAAGGATCAGATCGCGGCGCTCAACTGGACGGTGCGGCCGCGCCTCATCGGCGCGGCGCCGGGGGCCGGCGCGCGCGGTGCCGCCGTGCGAGAATTTCTGGCGACGCCGGACCGGCGGCATGGGTTTTCGACCTGGCTGCGGATGCTGGTCGAGGATATGCTGGTGATCGACGCGGCGTGTGTCTATCCGCGCTTTGCCCGATCCGGCGCGCTCTATTCGCTCGACGTGGTGGACGGCGCGACCATCAAGCCGCTGATCGGCGAGGACGGACGCTCGCCGGCTCCGCCCGATCCGGCATATCAGCAGGTGTTGCATGGCGTGCCGGCGGCGGACTTCGCAGCTGACGAGTTGCTGTATCTGCCGCGCAATGTGCGGTCGCATCGGCTCTATGGCTTCTCGCCGGTCGAACAGATCGCGCTGACGATCAACATTGCGCTGCGGCGCGAGCAGGCGACGCTCGATTATTACAACACCGGCTCGATCCCGGATTCCTTCGCCACGCTGCCGAAGGATTGGACGGTCGATCAGATACGGCAGTTCCAGGACTATTTCGATGCGTTGATGAGCGGGAACCTCGCGCGGCGGCGGATGGTCAAGTTCATGCCGGCGGATTTCAAGCTGACGGAGACGCGTCAACCGCCGCTGAAGGACCAGTACGACGAGTGGCTCGCTCGCGTGATTTGTTATGCGTTTTCGGTGCCGGCCTCGGCGTTTGTCTCGCAAGTCAACCGGGCGACGTCGGAGACATTGCGGACACAGGCCGCGCAGGAAGGACTCGTGCCGCTGAAGGCCTGGGTGAAGATGGCGCTGGACCGGGTGATTGGGGAGTGCTTCGGCGAGCCAGGATTGGAGTTTTTCTGGGTCGGCGACGACGCCGTCGATCCGCTGCAACAGGCCCAGACGATTGCGATCCTGGTCAACGCGGGCGTGAAGACGGTCGCCGAAGCGCGGGCGGATCTGGGATTGGGGCGCGGGGCGGGGGTCGTCAAGTTCAACCCGTATCATGATGAGCAGGGGCGGTTCACGACCGAGGAAGATGCGGTCGATCCGAGGGCGCGCGGTCAGGTCGCGGACAACACCGACAACAGCCCGACGATGACGGATGCGGGGGGAGCCGGTTCAGAGCCACCCCGACCTCCTTCAGCCGCGGCTCAAGATGATGGCCCCGCGATAGTTACACCAGCCCAGTTGACAATCGTCCACGAGCCGCCAAAAGACGCTGTAGAATTCAAATCCGGGGACGGTGTTGCATTTCTCGCGCCACCCAGAGCAAACTTCGCAGAAGTGTTTGCCGCAGGAAGGTTGAAGGGTCTGGCTGGCGCGGGCGCGGAAATAGGGCATTTTGGCGCATTTGATTTTCAACGAGACGGTGGCAACTTCTATCCGGCTTACAGCGATGCATCAAACTACGCGGTTGGCGTATACATGGCTGGCGCGGGGTATTCGAGGCTCGAAACCATTGCAATCGCGGGCACGTTCGCTCACACGATGTCCTCCAACGCAGGATCGTCATCTCAATCACAATGGTGGGAAAGAGGTTGGAATGACGCTGCAAACCATTCTGGGCCATTTTCCGCGCCGCAATAAGCTGAAGGAAAAGCACAAATCGATAATAAAAAAATGGCTTCTGTCGACATGTTTTACGATTTCGAACGGAATTGGGATTTTTCTATACTTACGTTCTGCGTCTCTAATTTGGGCTCCCTATGGTGACGAAGGTTTATACGGGGGCCCAGGAGATCCTATTATTTGGGTGGTATTCGCATTTCCATACCCCATGCTTTTTTTGTTGGTCAATTTCATAGTGTTTCGAACTGTTTGTGCGCGTGCGATAATTTACGGCCATTGGCTACCTTTGTTACGGCTACTCATAATTTTGGTGGCTTGGGTAGCCGCAATCTATTATGACGCAAGCCGACAGTATAATGGCAATAGAGTGCGGATAGAGAACTTCTCACAATTTACGCATAAGCGTTGATTGTGCAATCGCGGCAAGAATAGGCGCGCCAGTTGGCCTCGGGAGTTTCTGGCGGCGCCGGACCGGCGGCATGGGTTTTCGACCTGGCTGCGGATGCTGGTCGAGGACATGCTGGTGATCGACGCGGCGTGTGTCTATCCCCGCTTTGCGCGATCGGGCGCGCTGTATTCGCTCGATGTGGTGGACGGTGCGACGATCAAACCACTGATCGGCGAGGACGGGCGCTCGCCGGCGCCGCCCGATCCCGCCTATCAGCAGGTGCTGCATGGCGTGCCGGCGGCGGACTTCGCCGCTGACGAGTTGCTGTATCTGCCGCGCAATGCGCGGTCGCATCGCCTCTACGGACTCTCGCCGGTCGAGCAGATCGCACTGACGATCAACATCGCGCTGAGGCGCGAGCAGGCGACGCTGGACTATTACAACACGGGCTCGATCCCGGATTCCTTCGCGACGCTGCCTAGGAATTGGACGGTCGATCAGATACGGCAGTTTCAGGATTATTTCGATGCATTGATGAGCGGCAACCTTGCGCGCCGCCGCATGGTCAAGTTCATGCCAGCGGATTTCAAACTGACAGAGACGCGTCAGCCGCCGCTGAAGGATCAGTACGACGAGTGGCTCGCTCGCGTGATTTGTTATGCGTTCTCCGTGCCCGCCTCGGCGTTTGTCTCGCAAGTCAACCGGGCGACATCGGAGACGCTGCGGACACAGGCCGCGCAGGAAGGACTCGTGCCGCTGAAGGCCTGGGTGAAGATGGCGCTGGACCGGGTGATTGCTGTTTGTTTCGCGGCGCCGGATCTGGAGTTTTTCTGGGTCGGCGACGATGCGGTCGATCCGTTGCAACAGGCGCAGACGATTGCGATCCTCGTCAACGCGGGCGTGAAGACCGTCGCCGAGGCGCGGGCGGATTTGGGGCTGGGGCTCGGGGCGGGGGTTGTGAAGTACAATCCGTATCACGACGAGCAGGGGCGGTTCACGACAGAGGAAGATGCCGTCGATCCAAGGGCGCGCGGTCAGGTCGCGGATAACACCGAACATAGCCCGACTATGACGGATGCGGGAGGGGGCGGTCGCGAACAAGTAGTTATCGCCGCGCCGATGGAACCGATGTCGGAGGAGCCGCAGCCCGAAACGGCAGCGCCGAACGGCAACGAACCGCAGCCAAAGGCTCAAACTTCCGCTCCTCCGCCCGGAACGACCGCCGCTGCGGTGGCCCCGGACGGCCAATTACCGGGCGTATTGCCGGGAAAATCGGCGGGCGGTCGCAATATGCCCGCGTCGGACGATCCCAATGCGACGGCGATGTCCTACGTTCAACAGCTCTACGCTGGACGCACGCCTGTCTCCGTTACCCCCATCGGCAATGCAAATGAAGGCGCCTTCTACGCAACGATGGCGGACGGGTCCGTAATCACTTACCGTCCCGCTGGGATGTCGAGCGAACGGACTTCAAGCGACACCGCGACTGTCGAGATCAACGATCCTTGGGTAAATCAGCAAAATGGCGGCGATGTCTTAAAACTCAAATTCCCAAGGGGGCGAGGACGATGAGCATTGATTCTGGGAGAGCTCTTTGGCTGCAGACCCATCTTCGAAACTTGATCGCAGATGATTGGACTTGCTCTTTTATGGTTCGGTGGCGAAAGGATTTTTTGGGAATATCAAACAGCGCGACCTGCCCTGCCGCGGCACGCGAGTGGCAGGTGTCCGTGGATTTAATCTATCGCTGCCTTACCGCGAAACTGATAGCGATCATCAATTGTGAACGATATTCAAATACAGATGAACTTCTAGACGATTTGCGGAGATGCGATCCTTTTGCGATGGGTAAAGGCGGCTTGCCTTGGAATGGCGTTTTCATTTACGGAACGAAGGCTTTGGAGATGATCGTCGAGCGCTTCTTCCGAAGCGACGACGAGTATGATGCAAGCGTAAACAGCGGATTTATCTCCGCGATCGAGAAAGCCTTCGAAGATGCGGGCGTGCCGTATTCCGATACGCCTCTAATGCCGGTTCTACCGTCTGCCTAAAGCTGAAGACCCTTCCTCATTTTGCTCGCCGACGCGCTGCCGCTGCTGCGCACGGTGATCGAGACGCGCAAGGATCAGATCGCGGCGCTCAACTGGACGGTGCGGCCGCGCCTCACCGGCGCGGCGCCGGGGGCCGGCGCGCGCAGCGCCGCCGTGCGGGATTTTCTGACGACCCCTGACCGCCGGCATGGGTTTTCGACCTGGTTGCGGATGCTGGTCGAGGACATGCTGGTGATCGACGCGGCGTGTGTCTATCCGCGCTTTGCGCGATCCGGCGCGCTCTATTCGCTAGACGTGGTGGACGGCGCGACCATCAAGCCGCTGATCGGCGAGGACGGACGCTCGCCGGCGCCTCCCGATCCCGCCTATCAGCAAGTGTTGCATGGCGTGCCGGCGGCGGACTTCGCCTCGGACGAACTGCTGTATCTGCCGCGCAATGTGCGGTCGCATCGGCTCTACGGCCTCTCGCCGGTCGAGCAGATCGCGTTGACGATCAACATTGCGCAACGGCGCGAACAGGCGACGCTCGATTATTACAACACCGGCTCGATCCCGGATTCCTTCGCCACGCTGCCTAGGGATTGGACGGTCGATCAGATACGGCAGTTTCAGGATTATTTCGACGCGTTGATGAGCGGGAACCTTGCGCGCCGGCGCATGGTCAAGTTCATGCCGGCGGATTTCAAGCTGACGGAGACGCGGCAGCCGCCGCTGAAGGATCAGTACGACGAATGGCTTGCTCGGGTCATTTGCTACGCGTTCTCCGTGCCGGCCTCGGCGTTTGTGACGCAGGTCAACCGGGCGACGTCGGAGACGCTGCGGACGCAAGCCGCGCAGGAAGGACTCGTGCCGCTGAAGGCTTGGGTCAAGATGGCGCTGAATCGGGTGGACAATAATTGGACTCAAAGATTCGGTCTCGAGGCCGTCTTGCATCCGCGCATACGCTATTGACGCTTTGTCACGGAGCGCGATGCCTGCCGCCGGCACTTGCGCCGACGCCGCTGGGCTCGCCTGAACATCAAAATCCCTAGCTTCCAAACGCGCCAAGTCTATGCCCCACCCACATTGCGCCGACGCCCCGTCGCGCGCCGCGCCCTTCTTGCTTTGTTCTAACCCCATGGCTCGCGCTACGCGGCGCCTTCTTCATCAACCCGGAGATCTCTATGTATGTGTTCGGCTCCGGCGTGCTCATCGGCACGCCATCGGGCGGATCGCCGATTAACTTCGGCCTGGCCCAGGAAGTCACGCTCAATATCGCAACCACAACCAAGGCCCTATATGGCCAGAACAACTTTCCCGTCGCCATCGGCAGCGGCACGCGCAAGATGAGCGGAAAGGCGAAACTGGCCCGCATATCCGGGCAGGCGCTCGGCGCTCTGTTCTTCGGCGCGGCCCCAACCACAGGCGGCGTTCAAACCCAGTTCGGCGAAGCGACGTCGGTTCCGGCGTCTTCTCCCTTCACGTACTCGACGACATACCACGCGACATTCGTCTCCGACCAGGGCGTCATCTACGCATCATCTGGCTTGCCGCTGAAAGCAGTCGCCGCCTCGCCCGCGACCGGTCAATATTCGGTATCGGCCGGTGTTTACACCTTTAGCTCCGGAGACGCGGGCGCAGCCGTGCTGATCTCCTACACCTACACCGTCACAGGCTCGGGGGAGAACATCGCAGTCGTCTCCCAACCGATCGGCCCCTCCATAACCTTCTCGGCAAACCTGTTCGCCGCCGATCCCACCACCGGAAAGCAGTTCTCTCTGCTTCTCTACAACTGCGTCGCGGAAAAGCTCGCATTCGGGACGAAGCTCGAAGACTTCGTAATGCCGGAACTCGACTTCCAATGCTTTGCGAATTCGGCCGGTCAAGTTTGCCAGCTCAACTTCGGTGACGCGGCGTGACCGACGAACCGTTCATCATCGAACTGGCCGGCCGCCGTTGGTCTCTGCCGCATCTGCCGTTCCGAATTATAAAATCCATCCAGCCTGCGCTGTTCCAGGTGTATTCGGAAACCTTGCAAATGGGCGCTTCTCCGTTAACCGAAAGTCAGATCGACAACCTTGCCGGCGCCGCCTGGCGGGCGATCGCCTACGTCGATCCCGCGCTCGGTCTCGACGACTTCCTGAGCCTGCCCTTTTCGGTCGCTGACCTCTTCCTCATACTTCCCGTGGTCGCGCAAGCGGCAGGACTTCGCGTGCAGCCGGCGACGAAGGAGGCGTCGCCCGAAATGGGAAAATTGACTTCGACTCCCTGATTGCCGAGATCGTCTCGGCGGCCGGTTGGACTTGGGAACAAGCGCTCGACGGCATGACCATTCCGCGCTTCCTGGCGCTGCGCGCCGAATGGCGACGTCGACCGCCCGCGCATTGGTTGCTCGCCGCCGCTTTGCGCTTTGGCGAACGGGACGCGCCGTCCGCGCAACGTCAACCGTCCGTGGCGGAGCTACAAACCGCTCTCTTCTAGCAATCGAATATACCAACCCTATTTGGAACTCAAAATGAGCGATGCGATCGTTACCGTCACATTCGGCGCTTCGACGACCGATTTCGAGGCCGGTATCGCCTCGGCGCGGGAAGCGCTTGCCAGCCTTGCCGCGCCCATCGCGGATCTCAATACTAAATATGCGGCGCTAGGCGCAGCGCTCTCCGAATCCCACACCCGCGCCATACAGGCGATCCGCAGCAGCGACGACGCTGCGAACTCGGAGTCGCTGCGAGCCGCCCAGGAGGCCATCTCCGGGCAAATCAAAGCGGAGCAGGAGGGCCTGAAGGACAAACTGACCGCTTACGCTGACGATGCGCGCAATCACCGGCTCAGCGAAGACCAAAAGTTGCAAGCCTCCCGGGAGGCCATCGAGGAGACCTATGCGTTAGAGCTCGATCTTCTCAACCGCAAGCGTGACTTGAATCAGGCGTCGTTGGCGGACCGCCAGCGGGTGGACCAGCAGATCGCCCAGGCCGAACGAGCCGAGCAGAAGCAACTGGCGCAACTGACGCGCGAGGCCCTTGACGGGCAGACACAGAGCTATTTGAAGTTTGGCGACATAGTCGCGGGCGCCTTCAATACGCAGTTGCTCGGACTGCTGTCGGGAACGGAGTCGTGGCGCGACGCTTTTCGGAAGACTTTGGCTGACCTGGTTCTCGATTTTCTGGAATCGAGCGATCGCATGGTGGTTCAATGGATCGCCGGCGAGGCCGCAAAGACGGCGGCGACCGCCTCACAAACAGCCTCACGCACGGCGGTGCAGCAGGCCGGAACCTCGGCGGCTTTGGCTTCGCAAGGCGCCTCGATCCTTCGCTCGATTCTGAGTTCGGCGGCTGAAGCCTTTGCCGGGGTGTTTGGCTTTCTCGCGCCCATCATGGGGCCCTTCGCGGCGGGGCCGGCGGCCGCCGCACAGGCCACAGTCGCCAGCGCCGCGGGGTCCGTGGCTTCCGCAGACATCGGCATGTGGAGCGTTCCCGCCGACATGCTCACGCTTGTTCATCACAACGAGCTCGTCATGCCCGCGGCTGAAGCCGGCGCCTTCCGCGATTTGCTGACCGCCTCCGCGCCGCGCTCGGAGCGCGGCGGCGCCAATGTCTCGCTATCGCCGACCACGCATTTCCACGTCAACGCCATCGATGGCGGGTCTGTATCGCAGTGGATGCGCGCCAACTCGGCCGAGATGTTGCGCTCGATTAACGAAGCCGTGCGTCAGGGCGCTCACCTCGGACTAAGGCGCCTCGCCACCTCCTGATCTTCCACAATTGCGCGATCGAACTGCGGCGCCGGTTGGCGGCATATATTCCGCTCGCAGTATGCTTGCGGCGACGTCATGCGTTCGTGCAGGCCAACTGAGCGACAGTTGAGTTGCGACATGAACAAGGTCCACACGATATTGAAAGCGCTACATGCCGGAGCCGACACATCGACGGAAATATCGCGCGTCGTCCGTCTTAATCGGCGAAACATATCTGTCGCCCTTTGCCGTCTTGCCGACCGGGGCATGGTGGAGCGCATTGGCGTCGTAAATTCTGGGCGCCTTGGTCGTCCCTGTGTCCGTTGGCGATCCCGCATTGCGGCGAGCGCGGCTCAACCGCCTCGCCCCTCGTCGAAGTGACGCGATTGGCCAGTCGACTCAACACATTGCCATCCGGACACCACAAGTGGTCGCCGGCAGCGCAATTCCGATCCTCTTACCGTCGAATGGTCGCTTGGCTGCGCCCCATTTGCTTTGCAGACCGAAGTAGCGAACCCGCGCGCGCTAGGAAGGGCGATAAACTATGTCAACGCTAACTCTCTTGCCGCTCGTCCAGGTGATTGACGGGGTTCAATCGGACGAGGATTGGCGACTCAGCATCGCCTACTATCTGGACGACGGCGTCACGCCGGTCCCACTGACCGGGTTGACTTTCTCTCTGAGCGTCGGCGCATTTGCGGCGCTCAGTTCCGCCCATGGCCAGATCGCCGTCTCCGGACCTTCAAACAACCTCCTCGTCATCACGGTCCTGGCCGCACAAAAGGCGAGTTGGCCCACCGGGGTATACCCGATATCGTTATCGGCCAACGACGGGACTTACACGAGGGATCTCTTTGCGTCCTCCACCCTCGCCATCGGCGCCCCCCAGGTCACGAGCGTCACGCTCATCGTAGCTCCTGACAATTTATCGCTCTCCGTGGCCGCGCTCGTTCCAGCTGCTCTAGCTGCGGCCTTCCAGGCGCTTCAACCTGTAGCGCTGGCGTCCGCATTGGCGGGATTGGATTCGTCGGACCTGTCGGTTTTGACGCAAGCGCTTTTCGGCACGCTTCCCTTGCAGGTCGGCGGGGGCGCCCCCGTCGCCTCTGGACAGCCGTTCATCAACAGTTCGGGATTCGTGGTGGTCGCCCAATGACGCACAAGGCTCTCCTCTTAGCCATCTTCTTGGCGTTGTCGGCCATTCCGGCGCAAGGCCAAACCGCCCCTCCTGTCCTGAAGGTTGAGGGCGGTGGAACCGGGGCCAACAATGCCGCCGCCGCCCGCGCAAATTTGGGCGCTTCCGCGTCTGGGGCGAATAGCGATATAACGTCGTTGTCCGGCTTGACCACAGTGCTCCCTCCGTCTGAAGGCGGCACGGGGGGCGTCGGCGGCGTATCGCCAACGGGATCGCTTGCGACCACGCCCGAGGCGGTGATCAATGTTGCCGACTACGGCGGCTGCTCGGGTTCCACCGCCAGCGATACCGCCAACTTGAACGCGGCGCTCGCTGCGGCGCGCAGTTCGACGGCGTATGCGGCCAATCAACCCGTGCGGATTGTGGGCGGCTATTCCACGGCCGCAATCGCTTGCGCCGTAACTCAGATCAACGCCACCGGCTTCACCCGCTTTGGCGGCGGCGCGCGATTATTGATTGAAGACCTGTCGCTGGTTTGTTCCGGCTCCGGGAACATTTGTCTCGATGCTCTGGGCTCGCTCAATATTCAGTTCAACAAGGTCACCATCGTCGGCTCGGCGAGCTCGCCGCCAATGATCGGCTTACAAGAGGGGAACGTCTCTCCGGCAACTGTCGCCTGTTGCATTCACACCCATTACGGGCTCGAAATCACAGGAGCCTTCACATTCGCGGGTCTCTATTCGGCGGCGTCGGAATCGACCACCTACTACTCGCCGATCGTTCGAAACAATGGGGCCAATCTCGGGGTCGTCGGTTCGCTCGGCGCCATTTCAGGCGGAAGCGGTTATATCAGCGGAACTTATTCCGGAGTCGCCTTGACGGGTTCTGCAACAGGTTTTGGGGCGATCGCCAATATCGTCGTCGCCGGAGGCGTCATCACGAGCGTCACTGTGACCAACCAGGGCAAGCAATACGCCATTGGGGATATTTTGACAGCGTCTGCCGCTGCGCTCGGGGGTTCTGGCTCAGGGTTCAGCGTACCCGTGACGAATATCGGCCAGTTCGCAATGGTTATGGATGGTCAAAATCATTGGGGCGTCTCGTCCTCTTTCCAGTCCGTCACTTGGCCCGCTGACACCTACTATACGTTCACTGAAAACAACATAATCGGAGGTTCTCTTCGATATTACGGCAGCACATATAAAGGTACGCCGCTGTGGATCGCCTCCGTCGAGGGCTTGCGGACAATTCACCTATATATCGCCCAACTGGCGACGGGGCCGTGTGTTTCGCTATTTGACAACAACGCCACCAATTCCTCGCACAACATAGGCGAGACTCTCGAGATAGAGTGCGAGTCGTCGGCAGCGACCTACGATGTACAAGTCACCGGGCCCAATCCCACGCCCAACGTAAGCGGCCTTACGGTATTTGATGAGCTGAACACCACGAATACCGGCATCCTCGGGGTCGATTCTGGAATCACGTCGGTCACCGCGCACAGTGCGAATATTGCTGTCGCCCATGCCGCATTCAACGTCCCCCTTTTCGGAATTGGCTCCGCGGCTCAGTGGAATTTGGACGGCGCCGTCAACCTGCAGTATCCCTGGGAATACAATGCGCCGGGTTCCGCGCTGGTGTCCGGCCTCGCCGGCGGCGTTCCGATGAATGGGGGCGCCCCGATCGACTTTCTGAGTTCGACGGCGGGAGTCTCGGGCGCCTACTCGTGCGCGCGCCGGTTGTCGTTCGCTTACAACGGCCCGCTCTGCAACATTCGACGCTCGAGCGATTCTACGGCCGTTGACTTCTATCCCAATCCGGCAGGGGTGATCGACAAATCGGCGCTCACGACGTTTTGCGCCAACACCTCTTGTTTCATCGCGACCGAATACGACCAAACCGGCAACGGCAACTCCGCGCATAACAGCAACGCTTCGACACAGCCGGCGCTGGCGATCGAGGGATCGGGGCTAAATTACGCGGTCTGCGGGACCTGGGGAAACGGCGGCAGTGCTTCCCTGACCATCAATAGCAATACGTCCATCAACGGCGTGTTCGCGTCGGGCGGCTTCGTATCTGCGGTCACGAACAGAACGGCGACAATCACCAACGCCATGCGCCTTGTGTCCAAGCTGTCCGGCGGCGCGGGTTGGGAGATATCGGGCGCCTATACGCTCGGCTTTGGATATCCCCAGTTCACGCTCGACGCCACCGGCGTCAACGGAGCGTGGGTTTCGTCAACGCCTATGCCGTCGAGCGGCGGCCAGATAATTGACGTCGCCCTAAGCTATGCGTCTTTGTCGAATGTTCCCGCTCTCGGCGTAAACGGCGCTTCGGCTGTGTATCAGAGCGCAACGCAGCCTTCGGGAACTATTAGCGACTTGAACAATCTGGTTATCGGAAATAACGCGGCGGGCGGCTTCGGCTGGCCGGGCGATATTTGCGAAGTGGTGATCGCCAGGCAGACTTTGTCGCCAGCGCAGATCGACGCCATTCGCCGCAATCAGGCGGTTTTTTACGGGATAGGCGGCGTTCTTTGA